TACAAAGAGAAAGGTTATCTATCAGCGACATGTTCTTCAATCACGGTGGTGTGATTGTAGGTTCTAAATGGTGGGAATCAGACAAAGAGTTTCAGGAGCATGTACATAGATGTGCTAAATGCTTTATAGATGCTAATGGTCTTCATGAGATTACACCAATGATGTTGGTGGACGACTTTATGGAAAGATTATAGAAAGCGTTTAAACAAGACGGGTCATCGCATGGTGCGGGGAAGTGGTTTTGAAAATTTGACACATGACCTTAGGTTATTAAGTAGCGGTTCGAATCCGCGCCCGTCTTCAAAGAGCAGAGAGGTTACAAGAACCCACGGAGGAACAGGCAATGACGATTGTCATAATACAAATCTCTGCTCAATAATATTAGGTACTTGCCGTTAAATCTGGAAGGCAAGCTAAGTTTATTCCAGAACCACTGAGCAAGGTAACTTGTGGAAAGAAGGGATAAAAAAAGCCTAACAAAGGGAAAGCGGAAACCCTGTTTAAACAGTACGCATAATTTAATTTAATTTATATGGCAGATTTAATTAGGACAGACGGAAAAATTGTCAAAGATGTTGACATATCGTCTTTAAAGAAAATTCAAAATCATGTTGGAGGATACATAGAGTATTGTCCAGTAGACGCTCATTCATTTATGTATGTAGATGAAGAAGGTCTATTAAAAGACAGAGACATTAATCCTAAAGCTTCTGATATTGCGGGGCGTATTGTAGTAGGAGATGTATTGCTTTGTTTAAACGATGAGGTAGACCATGAGTAGTGTTGATAAGATAGCGAACGCGGTGGTAAGACAAGAGGTCTCACCGCGTGGCGGGGGCGTTGAGATATGCCTTGACGATTGGGGATATCCTCACCACAAAATGACTGCATATCAAAACTACCTTGGTGGCGGTATGCTTGGTAAAGTATGTAGTGACTGCACAGTTGTAGACTACAAAGAGATAGAGTGTTTAAACGGACTCAGTGTAATGCTAAAGACGTACTATCATAAAATGACAAATAGTTTTTATGATGATGATGAGTGGGCTTCAGCAAGCTACGAACAAAATCATAATAGAAATGTCAGTGCATATTAATACTACTAAATCCAAGATATACCGTCTGGACGGGTGGCGTTCTTGGTTGGAGCCAGTTAATGCTGTTGGAGGCTGTAACATTACAGAGCAATGGTATGATACTGGAATCACAGAAATCAGAGAGTTCTGTAAGAAACTCAGGAAAGCAAAGATAAGATACCGTTGTGTATGGAGTAATTCATCTAATCCTTTTATGATGATAAGATTTGTATGTGTACACCCAGACCAACGACTTGAAGCTCAAGAGATAGCGTTTAAACATCGCGACGATACAGAACATTTTTATAACCTTTAAATTTTAAGATATGAAAGTAAAATTAAATACAATAGAGGGGGATACCAAACCCATTATGCACATGAGAGATAAGATTGAATCCTGTGCCGACGGTATTATAGACAACATGAATGAGCAAATGATTATGAGCAGAGTTTACGATGACTTTGGACATGACATAGATATTCATGACGCTGAGCGTATTGCTAATATAGTATGGGGACAAATTAAATTTAGAATGTAATATGGATNTTAAAAGATTAAAACAAATTGCAACCGACATCATCAATGATGATGAATGGGTTAATGACAGCCACAGTAAAGCTGAACATGACGGTATAAGAAACGGATTAGAAAGATTATTAAATCATTTAACTGAAGTGTCTCCTAAACATTATAATGATGAGTAAGTATCAAGGAACCTATGTAATTGACGCTGAAACATATACTGTTGTAATAGAATATTCTTATTACTGGGACAACGGTACATGGGAACAGCCACCAGAAGATGAGCTGACAATACAAAGCGTAGAATATAACGGCATAGATATTACAGATTTTTTCTGGGATTATGTTATAGATGATGTAGAAGAATCAGTACGAGAGTATGCAAATGAAAACAAGCCTCATTACTAAGAGTGTTTAAACGTTGTTTGCAATTTTAATATATTATGTATATATTTGTAGCAATTAAATTAAATAAAATTAAATCTTATGGCAGATATAAATAAAGAGTTTGAACACCACGATAGAGTGTTTGATATTTTTCTTAGTTCATTATTCGATGACCCTAAAGATAAGGACAAGGATAAAGACAAAGAGAAAGATAAAGAGAATGATAACACGATTCCTTGGGGTCGTAAGCCACAATGGGAAGACGACGACGAGAATCCGTTATTCATTTAGGTTTATAGTTTAGTTAACGGGTGGCGTTTAAACGACGTCACCCTTTTTAAAATTTATTATATGAAAGAAACTTTATATACTGTAACAATGTACTATGGCGGTGAACAACCACCAGAGATTAGACAAACCAATAGCATAGAAGAAGCCCGTAAATGGGTAACTGAATGTGAACATGGTGTAATAGAAAATGAATCTGGAATATTAGTTCAATGACAGAGGAAGATAAAAAGTATAGACAAGGCCGACGCAAAGAACAAGTCGAAGGCCATTTAATCATGGCAATGATAGGTATCATAGGAGTATTAATGGTGCTTATGTTTGTCGCATTTATAACACAATAATGAAAGAAAAAAGTAAACACTATTATGATACTGAAAGGAATAAACCTTTTGAAAAAAATTCTACTGAAGAATTAATTAAAGAAGTAGGAAGAGAAGTTGTTAAGCTTCTCATAGAAAAGAATAAAGCTTATGGAGATACAGCTAACAACCCTCCAAAAATTTTTAGTAAGCTTTCACCTAAAGAAGGTCTACTTGCTCGTATTGATGACAAGTTAAGTAGAATAAAGCAACGAGGTTTAAACGACCTCACTGAGGACACGGTTAAAGATTTAATTGGATATCTTATTCTGTATAAAGTACAAGAAAGAAAAGAGGAGAATAAAATCAAAGACATGTTAATAGAAAATAAACGATTAAAATTAAAAGAATAATGAAAGGAAATATATTTGAAGCGTATGCGAATGCGGTAGCTAAACAGTTTCATCTTGAATTAGATGATATATTTAATAAGAATAAGCGTAGAGATTTAGTTGACGCGAGACAAATGTTATATTACTTATGTATGGAAAGACCTATAAGAGTATCTTATATTCAAAGGTTTATGTCTGAACATGGGTGTGATGTTTTTCACTCTACTATAATTCACGGATACAAGAAAGCTAAGAAGATGGTAGAAGAAGATGAAGATTATAAAGCTATCGTTAACACAATTGAATTACAAAATTTAAAAGTATAGAATGTTTAAACGAACTGACATCATGAAGCAAGCTCTGGAAGACTCCAAAAGTATTAAGAACATTTTACCTAAGGGTGTAAGTGTTATTGGTAGGGGTGTAAAGATTCAGCAGTTTGATGATGAAATACAAATACTCAACATGGGAAAAGGCGGTGACTATTTTAAAGAATGTTCCGATGAAGAGTATGTTTTCTTTTTTGAAGACGGTTGGAGAAAAGGTTGTACTAAAGTTAGTATGAGTAACTGTCTCCATAAGTTATCTATAATTGAGAGCAGAATAAAAACTGAATTGAATACTCGTAAAAACGATAAGCATATTCAGAACTTAAAGAACCGTCGAGAAACTTTATTAATTAAATACACTAATTTAAAAACAGAACTAAATAAAATTTAATATGGAAAATGTATATAAAAATCTGAGTGCTATCTCAGTTGCCGATAAGGTAGAGAAAAAGGGAAGGTTTGATTATTTATCATGGGCATGGGCATGGCATTATGTCAAGCAAGAATATCCAACAGCTAACCGTACAGTATATGAGAACGATATGGGAATGCCATACTTCACTGACGGAAAGTTTGNCAATGTTAAAGTTGGCATTACTATTAATGGTGTAGAACATATTGATTATCTTCCAGTCTTAGATAATGCAAACCGTTCTATTCCAATAACTAAGGTAACTTCTTTTGATGTAAACAATGCTATTCAAAGAGCAACAGCTAAAGCAATAGCTATGCACGGATTAGGATTATCATTATGGATAGGAGAGGACACAGCTCGTTTAAACAAGGCCGATGATAAACCAGTAGTTAAGAAAGAGGTAAAGCTTAAACTAACCGTAGATAAGTGGGATAAAGTTTTAATGTATATAGCTAAGAACAAAGACAAAGGATTAGAATATATAGTGTCTCAACTTAGCACAAAATATACAGTGACGACGGCAGATAAATCTAAAATCAAAAAAGGTATCAATGAATAAGGATACAATACTCAAGAAGCTTCAAAAAGATTCAGAGTATTATGGTAAGTTTGGTAAGCAGTTTCTTTCTGCTTCCAATATAAGACAATTACTATATGAACCTACTGAGTTTAATAAAACAATAAAGACATTACCTTTATTGCATGGTAGATATTTTCACACCAGTATTCTGGAACCAGAAAAGATAGATACGATACCAGTGTTCACCTCTTCATCAAGAACAACCAATGCGTTTAAACAGTTTGAAGCAGAGCATAATCTACATTCTTATGATATTCTTTTAACAAAAGAAAAAGAAAAGTTAGATAAGTTAATCGATAAGTTATTAGGTAATTGGAAAGTGTTTGACATTATTATTGGAGATGGTGTGGAGTATGAAGTTCCAAACATCAAAGAGATTCATGGCCAAATGTTTAAAGGTAAGTGTGATGTGTTAGTCACCAAACCTTTTGAAGTTGAAGTTGAACAAGACGGTCAGACATTTGTTGTTGATTATCCAGACGGTGCAATTGTTGATTTAAAAACCAGTTCATCTATTTTTAAATTCAGACATTCATGTAATGCTTATTGTTATAATTCACAAGCATACATTTATCAGGAGTTATTTGACAAACCATTTTTGTTTATTGTAATAGATAAGAATGATGGGCTACTTAAGTTTGCCCCGTGTAGTCCAGAGTTTATTGACAAGGGGGAAGACAATGTTAAAAAAGCAATTAAAGTATATGAGAAATTTTATGGAGATGAAGCGACTTGCGACATCGATGATTATGTATATACAGAAATTTTATGAGTCGTTTAAACGATTCACTAAAGTTGATGATAAAAAATTGTGGATAGAAGTACCAACTATCTACATGAGCACACAAGAGAAACAAAATTGTATCTCTAATGCTGTTAATATTTTGGAGCGTAACATTAAAATCAAATAATATGAGCGAAGTAAAAGAAGAAAAGCTGTATTGTGGTAGTGGTGTAGAGAAGTTTGACGGTAATCTTATTGAGATTAACGTATGCTTATCTAAAATTCCTCAAGAACATAGGTTCGAGTATGAGGGAAAGTGGTATACTAAACTTAAGGTTAATAAGAAAAAAGAAACTGACGAGTACGGTAAGACACACTCAGTGGAGGTTAACACATGGAAGCCTAAGCCACAGAATGATACAGACGACTTGGGATTCTAAGATTGTTTGGAGCCGAAAGGCACAGCGTAATTTAGGGGGTACGTCACAACGACGATTAATTAATACTAATATAATATTAAATGTTTTACCCCCTTCTTTATGCTGACTATGACAAACTCAAATCAAATTAACAGACTGATAAAATAATTGTGATTATATATTTAACTATCTCTATAATATTACTTTACTTTGTCATTCTCGTCATAAAAAATAGAATATAATTAAATGGAAATAACAATCTTTAAAGATATTAAAGTAACCTCACAGCCTTTTTACAGGAGTGCTTTAATAATCTTGAACAGAATAAAAGAAGGGGCTTCAAAGGATTTAGTTAAAAAAATTCGTGAAGAAAAAGATAAGGAAATTATTAATTCACTAAAACAAAAACTACCTGCTATATGTTTCAGCGGTAAGTTTACTAAAAGAAATGACAAGTCATTAAGTCAACACAGTGGTTTAATTTGTTTAGACTTTGACGGTTATACAAATCAAAGAGATTTGCTACAAGAAAAAGAAAGGTTATCTAAAAACAATTATGTTTATTCTGTTTTTATATCTCCTTCTGGTAAAGGATTAAAAGCTATAGTAAAGATACCTCCACTACCAGACAACCATGTTAGTTACTTTAATAGTCTGGAAAAATATTTTGCTTCACCACAGTTTGATAAGACATGCAAAAATGTATCGCGTGTGTGTTATGAAAGTTATGACCCACTGATACACATCAATGAGAACGCCAGTGTATGGGACAAGCAAGAAGAAAAAGAATACACAGAGGTAATCAAGAATGTAGACCTACAAACAATTCCTATCACCGATGAGAATAAAATTGTAGAGATACTTGTTAAGTGGTGGCAAAAGAAATTCCCTATGAACGAAGGTCAAAGAAACAACAACGCTTATGTGTTGGCCGCGGCCTTCAATGACTATGGTGTTACAAAAACTTTAGCGGAATATGTTCTAAGTGGATTCGAGACCAGCTCGTTTAAACGCACTGAGATAAAACGCACAATAGATTCTGCTTACTCACAAGTGCAGAATTATAATACTAAATATTATGAGGACGATGACAAGGTCAACATGATAAAACATAAATTAAAAAGAGGTGTATCTAAAAAAGAATTAAGAACACAGCTGACAGAACTCGACCCAAACTTAGTTGAGAATGTAATCAATAGGTTAGAAGAAGAAGCTTCTAATCACCAGTTCTGGACGAAGAATGAAAAGGGAGTTATTAAAATTGTTCATGTATCTTTTAAAAACTTTTTAGAAGAGAATGGTTTCTATAAGTTTTGCCCCGAAGGTTCAAAGAACTATGTCTTTGTTAAGGTTACAAATAATTTAATTGACCACACTTCTGAAAAAGAAATTAAAGATTACATACTAAATTATCTATTAGACTTAGATGATATATCAGTATACAATTATTTTGCTGAGCATACCAGATATTTTAGAGAAGAATTTTTGACTCTACTCTCCTCCATTGATGTATACTTTATTGAAGATTCAAAAAGTACTTCCTATTTATATTATCGTAATGGTGCAGTAGAAATATCATTAAATAATATAAAACAGATAGATTACTTAGACCTTGGTGGTTACGTTTGGAAAGACCATGTTATAGATAGAGACTTTGCTTTGTGTGAAAGTGTAGATTGTGATTATCAAAAGTTTATTCAAAACATTTGTGGTAATTCTACAGAGCGTGTAAACAGTATGCGTTCAACAATTGGATACATGTTACATGGTTGGAAGAACTTAGCTTATTGTCCTGCTGTTATACTGAATGATGAAATGATTTCAGATAATCCAGAGGGTGGTAGTGGTAAAGGATTGTGGGTTAACGGTTTAAGTCACATGAAAAAAGTTGTAGTCATTGACGGTAAGTCATTTAACTTTGAACGTTCATTTGCTTACCAACTTGTAAGTGCTGACACTCAAGTACTAACCTTTGATGATGTAAAAAACATTTTGATTTCGAAAGATTATTTTCTGTGGTAACAGAAGGATTAACATTAGAAAAGAAAACAAAGATGCAATTAAGATTCCATTTGCTAAATCACCTAAGATAGTTATAACAACTAACTATGCCATTAAAGGTAAGGGGACGTCGTTTGAACGCCGTAAGTGGGAATTAGAATTAGCTCATCATTATAATAAAGATTACACTCCTCTTGAAGAATTTGGTAAACTAATGTTTGGTGATTGGAACGATGAAGAGTGGTGTCAGTTTGATAACTATATGATACAATGTTTACAATTGTATTTAGAAAAAGGATTAATCAGAAGCGAGTTTGTAAATCTAAAAATTAGAAAGCTTTCAGCTGAAACATGTCACGAATTTATTGAATGGTGTGGTGTGATTGGTGATAACCCTATACATGATAAGTTAAAAGTAGGAGGTAAAGTTCCTAAGAATGATTTGTATACTGACTTTGTAGAAGATAACCCAGACTTTGCTCCTAAATCTAAAATGAGTGTGTCTCGTGTTAGGTTTTCTAAATGGTTAGTTGCTTTCTCTCAATACCAATATGGTTGTGCTCCTGAAGAAGGTAGAGACATGCACGCTCGTTGGATTAGGTTCAGACATAAATCAGAGTTAAACGAACAACAAGACTTTCCGTTTTGATAAAACTTAGACCATACCAAAAACAAATTGTAACACAGGCTACAGATATTATAACTCGTTATGGGTTTGTATACTTAGCTATGGAGGTTAGAACAGGTAAGACTTTAACAAGCCTAAGTATCTGCCAGCGTTTAAACGCAACCAACGTTCTGTTTGTTACAAAGAAGAAAGCTATATCAAGCATTGAAGATGACATGCAAAAACTGGAGGCACCGTTTAAACTTACTGTTATTAATTATGAATCATTACATAAGATTACTCATGATTGTATATATGATTATTTAATATTAGATGAAGCTCACACTCTTGGTGCTTTTCCAAAACAAAATAAAAGAAGTAAACAAATAAAAAGGTTTATAGATATTCATTCTCCACGAGTTATGTTATTATCGGGTACACCAACACCTGAATCTTACAGTCAAATGTTTCATCAGGTATCTGGTATTGATGGTAATCCTTTTGGTTATTGTAAAAACTTTTATCAGTTCGCTCGCAACTATGTAGATGTTAAAAAGAAAATCATAAATGGTTTCCCTATTAATGATTATAAACATGGGAGAAAAGAGATACTTGATAAGATGAAAAAGTATAGCATATCTTACTCACAAAAAGAAGCAGGGTTCAAGGTACAAACTGATGAAGAAATTTTATACGTTGATATATGTGATGATGTTTCAGTTTTGATAAAAAGATTATCTAAAGATAGAGTGATAGAAGGAGAGAATGAAGTTGTACTTGCTGACACTCCTGTAAAACTTATGATTAAAACCCATCAGTTAAGCTCAGGTACAATTAAATTTGAGAGTGGTAACTCTATGGTATTGTGTTACAAGAAAGCTCAGTACATCAGACAAAAGTTTCAAGGAAAAAAGATAGCTATCTTCTACAAATTTAAAGAAGAACTTAACGCATTAAAAGAAGAGTATGGTGATTTGTTGTGCGAAACATTAGAAGAGTTTAATAACTCTGCGAAGTGTATAGCTTTACAAATTGTAAGCGGTAGAGAAGGAATTAGTTTGCGTAAAGCAGAAGCATTAGTTTATTACAATATTGATTTCAGTGCTACAAGTTACTGGCAATCAAGAGATAGAATGACAACCAAAGATAGGTTGTATAATAAAATTTACTGGATATTCTCCAGGACAGGGATTGAAAAGCAGATATACAAAGCCGTTGTTAAAAAGAAGGATTACACATTAAATCATTTCAAGAAAGATTTATTAACTTTAGACGATGACGGAACAGCAGATTCAATCAAAGATAATTAAAGAGAAGGAGGGTGAAGGGTACTATGTTATCAAACTAAAGATGACAAATAAAAATGGTATCCCTGACTTAATTGCAATACCTCCTAACTCTGATGTAGAATTTATTGAAGTTAAAAAATCGAATGGGAAAGTTTCTAAACTACAAAAATATAGAATCGATGAACTTGAAAGACATGGGTGTAAAGTTTTCATACGAAAAGGATTATGACTTTGACGAGGTTTTTTTAGAGACATTATACAATGCTCCACAAACTTTATCTTTAGTTGTAGCTTTATATATAGAAGAACATTTACCTGACTTACCTGTCAAATGAATTGTCTACACATCTAATGGCTGGCTTAGTATATCATTTTGATGAGCCTGTGCCCTTTGTAATAGAAATTACAAGACCAGATGAGTACCTTACCATACTTACTGACTTAGTGTTTATAGATATGGACGAGTACTTAGACTTTATAAATCTCAAATTAAATCTAAAAATCGATGAAAGATTCAGCTATCCAAGACTTGTTACTAACAGCAAGTAAATATTTTAAAATAGATATTCATAATAAATCCAGAAAAGAAGACCACATACAAGCTCGCGCTATTGTTTACAGTATTATGAGAGATTGTTTAAACATGACCTATAAAGATATTGGAAAAGTTTTTAACAAAAACCACGCCACTATTCTTCATGCTATTAATGAACTACCTTACATGATTAAATACACTAAAGGATTGGGTGATAAAAGGCTCGAACTCTTAGAGTTATGGGGCTCTACATACGGTGCTTACACAGTTCTTGAAAGAGCTGAGAAGGTAAAATATTTGCAGGATAAAATATTTTTGCTTAATTTGGAAGCGAAACTATTAACAAAACAATTAAACGAACTTCTTGATGTCTGACTTAGATTGTAAATACACTGTATCTGACATAGATAAAATTGTATCTTATAAATCCTGGTCTGACAGAAAAAAGATTGACACATTGTTACATATAGATTGCACTCAATACGCAAACTTGGGAATGGACAGTACAATAGGGGAGAAAAAAAATGTACGAACCCAATCAAGAATAATTTACCGCGCGATTAAATCAATCGATGAATCCAAAGGAAAACTTTTACTTGATTATATGGATAAATAGTAGATGACACCACCAGTTTCGAAGCATGACCAGCAGTCTATTTCTCACATAAACCATGTGACTAATAGTAGTCATGACCTTGTTAACGACCTCTACGAAAACTTAATGGACCGTGACAACGATTCGGCAAAGCAAACAGCTCAGCATATTTGCAAAGTCATGGCAGAACTAATTCAATCCTTAACAGATGATATATGACCATGACCAACAAAAGTCTTTGATTAGAAACTCTAAGCAAGTCAAACAGGTTATTGATTTTACGGGTGTCCAAAATGGTAAAATCCATCCTTCAGATATAGATGCAGTATTAGAATTTAATAACGATGCTTTAATACTTATTGAGGTTAAAAGAAAATACAATAAGATACCAACAGGGCAACGATTATTATTAGAAAGAATAAGTGATTCCTGGCACAATCCAGAAAAATCAATAGTCCTAAAAGTTACACATACTTATGATGATGACACAAAAGATATTCCATTACATGAATGTAGTGTTGAGGTAGTTTACTANAAAGGAGTGTGGTCTGAAAGGACTGGACCGCTTATAGATGTGTTAAATAAATTAGGTAAAAAGTGGGATATTAAAAAGCTTTCATTTTAAAGCTCACGAAATTTAGGCATGCCGTCTTTATAAGTAACGAAAGGTTTTGATAAACTATAGTAAGAATTAATATCCTTATGTTCTTTTAATTCACCACACTTTTCATAATCTTCAAGCTCAATAAAGTATTCAATCAATACATCAAACACATCGTCATTCATTGTTACAACAGGCTTAGTGGGATTAAAAATAAAAGCTGGGGGGTTCTCTTCATCTTCTATTAATTGTTCGTAAGAAGCTTTCCCAGTTAGTAATTTATAACTGTTCATCATACATGTGTGTTCATCAAAGTATTTCATCATCTGTTTACTCTTACTCTTTTAGGCCTTCTGTTTCTTGTCTTTCTTCTGTCACCACTTCTTTCTCTTTGTGGTCTTCTTTTATTTTTTTGTTCTTCTAATTGTTTAATACGTTTCTTTTGTTCAGGTGTAAGTTTAGTTTCAGGAGGGAACATATCTTTAACTATAACTCTTCTAACGTCTTTGTAAAACGGAACCAATCCTAAATTACCTAATACCTCTATCAATAATCTATTTTCTATTTCATCCATAGCTTTCTGTCTTGTCTCAGGTTTCTTTCCTGTCTGACTGCTTACACCAACTTTTAATAAACGAGACAAAGTATTTATCATAGGTCCATAAGGTCCAGCAAAAGAATCAACAAAGATTTCTTCTAAGCTTTTCTTTTTTAAATCTTCTATACCTATCTGGCTAAACACTATTGAGTGTTTATACTTGTCATACTCCTCACCATTTCTTAAATCATCTAATAGATTTCTGTTTACTGATTCTTCTAAGTAAAAGTTAATTGGTAGCATCGGTACATTTCCTAACGACTGTCTTGCAAGAAGAGATATCACTGCGCCAACAATTTGTCTTGCCATTACATCTTCTATATCTTCGTCCTTATCATCCTCCACACCAAACAATTCTTCGTCTAACACGCTTTGTAGCATACCGTAAACTGTCATGTATGCAGACATTCTGAATGTAACACCAGCAAGTAATCCTGCCGCTTCTGCTTTTGATAAATCACCTTTATTAAATAAAGAAAAAATTGCATTACGAGCAGTACCAAATTCAAACAAACTAAATCGTGCCATAAAAGAGTTTGCCATTCTATACACTCCCATCTGCATACTATCATCTGTTCTTCTCATGTTTTTTATAATAGCATCAGCAGCGTTATTCGAAGTAGCAACAGTTATTACATCGTTGTCTGCTAAAGCTGTAGCATTATCACGAGCTTCTTTAAACTCAGGTGATAAATATCTTGATGTTCCATCTGCAATTTCTTGAAAATCTTTCTTGGTAATCTTAACATCTTCACCAGTTAATTCTTTTACCTGAGCTTCAAAATTCTGTGCCCAGTTTCCAAACCATAAAGGACGAGACATTGCTTTATCAGGAAATGTTATTATGTTTGATGCTATTGTATTTACTATTCTACCTGTTAGTTTTAATCCTGTATACTTTAATATCTCTCCAAAGACATTGTTTAAACGACTTGTTGCTGCACCTGCTTTTGAATCTAAACCACCGTAGTCTGACATCTGAGTATGCTTTGATTCCATTACATCAGGATTGTATAGTTTGCTGGTTTGAGATGACCTTAGATTTGTCATTGCATCAAATCCAGCTGTAACATTTTTAGGGTTAGCAACCCAAGCTCCAAAGTTTTTAAAAGCTCTTAGGGCCATAGCAGGATTCTTAGCCATGATACCAAAGTTTGCAACAATCTCTGCTCCCATTCTGTATACAGAACCAAGAGTTGCTTGATAACCAAGACGCATTAAGTTCATTGAACTTAAGTTTCCACTTGGTGTATCAGTATATGTTCCTTTTAATATAACATCTACTAACTCAGTCTTAGCTTTTTGAATAGCATTGATGGCTTTCTTTGCATCTTTATTACCAGTCTTCGCTTCTTCTTTTACTTTGTTTAAAGTCTGGTCAACCTCTCTCAAAGTCTGTGTCATTTCATAATCCATTATAGTTTCTTGAGAACCACGCATAGCTGAATAACCTGGGTCGAAACTAATAGCCTTAGCACCATTAGTTCTTTCAACTAATGTATTTGATTTAGCACTGTTCACATTGTTGTTTACTTTGTCAACTAATTTTTGTACACTCTGGTCTTTTGTTTTAGGGTCTAAAACCACACGGTGACTATAATTATTATACAACTCTACAGGAACACCATGTAGATTAGCAGCAATATATTCTGCGTCTGAAGCTAAAGAATTATTTACATCATCATAAAGAGCTAAAGCTTTCTTTTCTTTAGCCGTTAAAGAGTTTTCTATTTTAGTTAAACTAATTTCTCCATCTACTTCAAACTCAGTTTTTAATTCATTTAATATTTTTGCATCTTGTTCGTTTAAGATACCATCGTTTTCTATTGCTTCTAAAGTTTTATTTACAAAGTCTATAGCTGATGGAGTCTTAGCGTTCGGTTTGCCGTCAACAAAATTAGACTCATGCTCTCTTTGCAACTGAAGCATCCTTAGTTTATATTTCTTTTTAACTAACGCGTTTCTTGTTATACCTAACCTATTACCGTCGGTGTTTAACAATTTAGCAGCAGCATCTATTTTTGTTTGTAATCTTTTTATTCTTGACTTAACCGTTTCTAAAGACCTTGCTAATTTTCCAAATGTATTGTTATAAATAAGTTTACTATTTCTGTTTCCAAAAACATCATCTATAAAAAATGTAGAGAGACTACGAATTCTTTCTGTTAAAAATCCTCTTTTAGTTTTTAAACCTTTCAGCTTACTATACATATTAGTAACAGCATCCACATACTTATTCATTCTAAACTTTTGTATCAGTGGATTTACTTTGTTAAAACTATCAAGTGCATTTAATTTGGTAGCTATGTCTGTAACTGCTTTACCTGCAAAACCATTCTTTATGTTTTCTATAATTTGTTCTAATACTTTTAAGTCCGAATTATCCAGTTGCTTCATTTGTTCTGGAGTCATCTTAAGTATTTGACGAGCATCTTCCTTAGCTCTTTTATCTGGTATATTGTTTAGGTCTGCCTCAGTAACTTCCTTTTGTTTTTCAGAAATATTTTGTATAGCAGTGTCGGCATCAAAATCATCAGGTACAGGTTCTGCTTTTATACTATTAATATCTTCATTAATATTCTCTTGTACTGCATTCAATATATCTAATGCTTTAGGTAAAGTCTCTTGAGCTTTCTTAAATGAAGGAACTTTTTTACCAGAACCATACTCTTTTGCTAACTCGATAAAAGAATCTAACTGAGCTTCTGGTATTAAAGAAGGGTTAATACTGAATAAAGTTTTTAACGCGGCTTTTAAATCAGCTGGCAGTACACCAGTCTTTGCTCCGCCTACTTGTCTTCTTAGCTTTTTTAGATTGACTCTTGGCAGTGTTTAAACGCTGCACATAATCTTGTTTAGTAAATACATTATCAACAAATGTAAGGAAGCTATCTACTGATTTTTTATTATTAAGATTTACATTTGCAAATCTTTTTGTAATTGCTTTTACTTTAGACTGTGAAAATCTTACCAAGGTTTTTTCCAAAGCTACTTATTAAACCAGCTATGTTTTTCATAGACTTTTTATAAGCAGCTGCTGATTCTCTTGCAGCTTTAGCTTGTCTTCTTATCTGGTCTTTTAGTGCAGTTCTTTCATTAACAACAACCTTTTTGTCTTTAGGTTTCCCAAGTATCTTTTTAACACTTGGAGCTTTCTTAATTTTAATACCAAGTTTTTCATTTAGTTCTCTAACTAATTGATTTCTTTCTGTATCATTAAGTTGTTGATAAAGTTTTGAGTTCTGTAAATACTTTAAAGTATTGTCAAGTATTTTTTTAGGGCTTGTGCTTTCACCTACCTTTCTACCTTTGGTTTTTTTAATTATATCATTGATGATATTCTGTACCCTGTTAGGGTCAGCTTTAACTTCAGGTGTTTTTGGTGCACCTATATATTCGTTGGAAGATATTCCTTGCTTCTGAGCGTCACGATTTATCGCTGAGATGACTTTCTGATAAAGGCTTGACCCTTCTTGCCCTTGCTGAATGGAGCTTTGTCTACCATCTGAAAGAATCTGTTGCCTGCTCTTCTTGTCAATAAATCTTGAGTTGATTGCTTTTTTGTCTGAGACTTCATAAGTAATATTTTTTTCGTCTAATATATCTAACAGCTTTGCCAGCTTTGCATCCTTATCTGCATCGCTAAAATCAAAGATGTCCAGCAAAGATAGTAAATTATTTGTTTCCGACAAAGTATACTCATCAATACCAGCTTCTTTTAGAGCTTGAAATGTACCTTCACTATCTGAAACTTTAATTGTAATCTCATTACCGTTATGATTTTCTGTACCTTCTGTCGTGTATTCTGCAGCAATAGAAGACTCTTGTACTTCGGGTGCTAACGCAGCAGTTATTGCAGCATATTGTGAAGCTTGGTCCAATGTTGCGTTTTTTAATTTTACAACGTTACTTACTTCTCTAACCTTTGTGCCTGCATCATTTACATAACCACCAACTGATTCTTCAACCTCTACTTCGAGACCCATGTCGTTGGCTATCTCTGTAAGTTTTGTTTTATATTCTTGGTATTGTGGGGACTTTCTTAAACCACCTGCCTCAGATGTAGACTCTATAGAAGTCTCAAAGAATGGTGCAACATTAACACTTATTTCCTCTTGCGTTTGCGTCTCGACAGGCTTGTCAACAGTTTGGTTCTGGGTTTCGCCCTCTTGGGTAACGACCCCAGCGGCGTCTCCTTCTCCCACTTCTGGGCTATCTGTGGTAGATTCTTGTACATCCACCTGCGTTGCGCTTGACTCTTGAATGGCATTGGCTCTTTCGTTTATTTGTTGGTCAGTTGGTTCAAGTATACCTTCAGATATTAGCTGGTCTTTAGCTTCTTCTTCATCTAAATCTTTTACATTCTTAAACCTATCTACTTCAGCTGCAGTTTTCTTAGCTGCTTCTATTGCTAATTTAAGTAATTCTTTTTGTTTGTTTTTAACCTGTTCATCGGAAGGTTTTTCTACACCCTCTTCTTGTAATGCTTGTATAGCTTCTAACTGTGTTACAGAAAAATATTTTTCCAAACCATCAGGTAATTTTACAGTTTCTCCTACATCTGACTCTGCTTCCTTTACAATATTATCAAGCTCTTCATTTATTTGTTTTAATCGTTCTTTGTTTTCTGGAGAATCTGGATTCTCCATATTATCTCTTTCTTGAAGTAGCTCAATATATTTACTTCTTCTTTCTCCTTTTAAGTTATCAGGCGTCTGCTGATTTAAGTTTGCTTCTTGTCTTCTATTAGTATATTTTTCTTGAAGAGTTGTATCATTTTCAATAACAAATTGTGAATCTATTATTTCTTGGTCTGTCATGGTATCAATAGCAGCTTCAACATCTTGCTTATTCATTAACATTTTAGTACCTTTCTTTGTTAGGTACCCATAGCTTGGTGGTTTAAAAAAGTTTTTACCTTTACCCACCATGTTATTACCTATGTCTGTTAAGCTCATACCACTTACTGCAGCGGGTACTGATAATACAGAAGAAGCTTGTCCTGTTATACCTTCAAATCCAATCTCAGCTACATCCATTTCTTGCCCCGTCACAGCTCTTGCGGTAGCTTCACCACCTGCTCCACCAACCGCCTCAATACCTGCAGCTTTTAAAGCAGCTCTGGCTTTCATTCCTTTTGTTATAGCTTTATCTGCAGCCTTTGCCGCCTTTATAGTACTACCCCCTATCTTACTTGCAGCACCTCTTGAAAACGCATCTATAGTACCTATAACAAGACCTCTTGCCATAGCTTTGTTTCTTATAGATTGCATGGCAGTAGGGTTGTTTAATATTTTTCTTACACCATCTTTGTCAAATTTAAATCCCGCTTGGTCCACTTCTTCTTTCATAAACTCTGTAAAAGCTAAACCTGTTTCAAGTGTAGCACTTGCTCCTAAGATGGCACCGTTTATACCACCTCCCACTGCACCAACACTACCTGCTATAGCACTACCTATGGGTCCTCCTATTGCTCCAGCTACTGCACCTGTTCCAGCTCCAACACCAGCTCCTATTGCTCCACCAGTAACAGCACCTCCAATCACATCAGCATTGACCATTGATGCAACTGACGATACAAATAACTGACCAATAACGGTAGGGTTTTTAGCTACACCAAACATGAAACCTAAGACTCCTCCACCTTCGTTTTCATATATTCTATTGAAGTCTTTCATTTCATCAGACATACCATAGTTGTCCATGTTCTTAACTGCAGCTATATATTTTTCTACATCTCCTTCTGAGGTTTCACTACCTGAAACAAATAATCTACGAGCATCATCAATCGTAGCCCCTTGACCCATACCTTGAGCTCCTGCTCTGTACATATCTCCAAAAAAATCAGTGACTTCGTTTTTACCCAGCATTTCTTCAAGCCAAGTATTTTTCTCGCCAACATCTACGTTAGCACCAAACTTTGTACCCACAGGGTTAGCGGGTAAAGGTTGTTGGACAAGTGATTGATTAAGGGAAGCAGGGTTTAAACGGTCTACACTTCTATCGGGTGTACCCAAAGAACCAGCTGCTTGCGGCGAAGGAGTCTCTTCTGCAGGAGTTTGTGTACCCGAATCCGCAGGCTGTTGAGGACCATCTCCAGAAAAATCTTTTTTTTTTAAGGGTGTTAGAAACTCCCCAAACTGTTCTTCGCTTTCAAATACACCTTCTGGTAGCATCTGAAACAAATCTTCAGTCCCCTCATCTTCTATAAATTCTTGGAGTTCCTCCACATCTCTAAAGGTTCCTTCAGGAACCATAGCAAATAAGTCTTCTAATATTTTTAATTGAATCTCATTCATATCTTATAATCCCATTTCAGATTTGTAATCAGCATAAGTCTTATTAGGGTTTTGCTTTTTCCATTCAGGATAAGTGGTCATAAAAGTTTGACCTCCTTTCTTTCTATTTTTATTAGCTTCCTTGTTAACTTTATTCATAGCATCAGCAACCGAATCAGCCAACTGTTCCATAGTTGTACCTGCGCGTGCTCCACCAACATCAAATTCTACTACTTTTAATTTTTCTCGTTCGAGTTCAATTGCCCTGTCGGTAGGACTTTCAATACCTCTATCTTTTAAAACTTTTATAACTTCTTCATCAGACACTGGTCTGTTATATATTACAGTAATTCTATTGTTTTTACGGCTACCTGATACGTCAATTTTTAAACCAGTAAAGCCTGCGTCTGCAAATGCTTGTTTGTCAGAAGCAGACAAGAACCTATTAATGGTTTGATTTAATACTCTTTGTATTTCATTATTAGAATTTAATCTTGTAGTATCATCCATACCACCTTTATTCTTTAAGTACGCAGCAATCGTTTCATCTGTGCCATCTATATCATAAACTTTTGACGAAGTATTATCTTCAGAAGCTCCTTCAGCTACCTCTTCAAATCCTATTTTTCTATCCTTACCTCTATCACCTAATGTTATATTCTCGTTTACTCTTGTTATTACTTCTTCTCCAGACAAGTCATAACCTTCTTTATCTCCGAATGGACTTAACACATCATAAAGAGCACCTATATCTTCTTGTAATGAAGTTTGGTTATCTATTTCATCATTCTCATCATACGCAGTTCTTACTATTCTAATTGGCTCTCTACCGTCAAACTCTACTAATATGACATCATCTGTAATATCAACGTTAGTAATAACAGGATTACCATTCTTAATATTTTGCTCGTTTCTTTGTTGTATCAACTTGTTTAAACGACCTTCAGAAGATTTTAAATCTGGGTCAGTAAGCACAACATTTAAATCTCCAAGGTATCCGTTGATATTATCATCAAGAGTATCTTTATTTATAGTAGCTGTTGTGTCTTGTTGTTTTTGTTGACCACCAAGACCTGCGTTATTTTTAACTACCATATCTAACTGAGAATTGATTTGATTCTTAGCTAATCTTATGGCTTCTTCTTTTTGTTTATCGCTTAACTGTATAGTAGGTGGTTCTCCTTCTCCAGTAATTGCTAATATTTTTTTAGGGTTAGCTGCCGCTATCTTTGGGTCATCAGTTAAACTAAAACCTAACCCAGCGTTTATTAAGTATTCTGCAGCTGCGTTAGCATCTCCTGCCACACCTTGTGCTTGACCAGTTAACCACTCATCAAAACTCATTTTACTACCATCTGTATTTTCAAAACCTTCACCCTCTACATCATCAAACAATTGTCTAAAGTCTTCAATACTTTTTACATCTTTACCACCAGATAAAACAGAGTATGAACTAAGAGTTGAACTAACTACTTCAGCTAAATTTTTTGTAACTAAGTTAGCTACATCTTCGTTTAAGTCTCTGGAATTTTCTTGGAAGTTAATTAAATTTAACATAGTGGCAGGTGATTTGTATGCCTCAGGATTATCAGTACGACTTGGTAATTTAAATTTACCTGGGTTATCAGGGTCTGGTTGCATTTCCACTAATAATAACTGCCCAGTAGCTGGGTCAGTCCAAAGCTTTTTATTTTTAACATTACCAAAACTAAAACCTGTTCCTCTAAAAAACTCTTCAAGGTTAGATGCTTCTCCCAATTTTATTCTTTCTATACCTTCTTTATATTTCGCATCGTAGTTTTTAGCATAGTTACTTAATCTTGAGTAACCATCTTTTTGTTGTTGCATGATAAGCATATAGTCTTTAGGGCTTAATAAACCACGCCTAACTAAATCCATGTTTGCTTGTAAAGTATTTTTTGAAAAGTCTGAGCCGTCTATTAAAAGACTATTCATAGAAGGAGCTTGAACGTCAGCTATTTCGCTGAGCTTGTTCATAGCTTCATTGGTATCGTCAACTATTTTTTGTTTGGCAGCCGCTCGTTCATCACGAATACCTTCTAATCCTTTGGTCAAATCTACCGCAACCTGTCCCCAATTTACCGCTTCCTCTCTTCCTGCGTATAAAGAGTACTTATTAGAAGCTGTAGGTTTATTTTTGTTCTCAGCCATATCTCTAATATCCGTATAGTAATTTTTGTAATGAAGCTAAATCTGTAACCGCACCAATATTATCTTCCCCTTGTAAATTTTTAAATCTTGGGTCATCCCCAGTAAAAAACTCTTTAGCTTTTGTTATATCAATATTACCTTTAGTATTTAATTGCCTTACCTCTGCTGGAGTCAAGTCAAGTTTTCTTAATTTTTCTGCTCTTTGAGCTCGTGTTAATCCTGTTCCTCCCTCTTCTACTGTCTTACCTAAATCCTCACTTGTACCTAAACCTGATTCTAATTTAGTACCAGCTCTATCAGCTTTAGATGTACCAAACAATGGAACTAATGCAGAAGCTGAAGACGCTGCTTGTGCAGCACCTTGTATACCACCTGCTATTTGTTGTGAATAATCACTTCCATAATCTCTTGCTATTTGTGCTTGGTCTGCAGCAGCTCCTACTTCCATATCAATAAGTTGTTGGTTTAACTTATCTTTTGCTTCTACTTTCATCTTTTGATTTTGATACAACGCATCTTGCATGCCTGTACGAACCACTTCATTAGCTTGTGCGGAAGCTTGTTGTAATCCTCCTACACCTGCTGCTAAATTTCTTGCATCTCCCTGCTGTAATGCAGATAATGCTTGAGCTGCAACTTGCTGATTCTGTTTAAACTGATTATCAAAAGCATCAATAGGAACATTTAATGTTTCATAAAAATTCTTTTCTGCTCTTTGTTTGGCTTTTTGCATAAGAGCTTTCTGTTCTCTTTGTGCTTTCTTTTGGTCACGCTTAGCTTTTGCTGCATTAGCAAAACTAACACCCGAGCCTACTGCAGACAAACCAATTCCTATTGCTGCTATTATTCCTGACATAGTTTTAAAACTTTATTTATTACTTTTTTAGGCAGCTCTTTATAGCTTACCGCATATATTTCTTTTTCTGCTTCCTCTACTGTTTTTGCTTTAGTATTATATACACAAGCCCACTTAGTGTCTTTGTGAATATAAAATATTCTTTGCGTTCCTACAACAGTTTGCACAGTATAAGGTGCTTCTATTGTCACAATACTTCCTTCATCATTTAAAAATGAAACTTTGCCTTCGAGTAAAAAAGATGGATGGTCTTGTTTATGTATAAACGAAACACACACATGTCCCTGCGGCATAAAAATTTCTCTGGTATATAAACCACCAGCAAAATGATGTTTCAAAGGATATCTTTCTTTCATTAAATCCTCTTGGGGTTTCCCAAGGTCATGAGTAGCCGCTTCATCTAAAACAGATATTTGTTCACGAAAGGCAGCTATCTTATCCCACAAAATACCTTTGTTATAGTGAACAGCATTTAATATATCTTCTGGTTTATACTCTTGTGTTACCAAAGATTCTTGCATGTTGTTATACTATTTGTCACAAAGATAATAAATTTCTATGGAAAACTTTTCATCACACTACTACCTACCGAGAACAACTCAACTTCGGTAACATCATTGTTCGATAAAGTAAACTCCATATAATATCCTCTCATACCATACGATTCCGCTACAGTGTTATTGGTGAATAAAATAAAATCTCCAAGAACAGGACCAACTGGAGCTGGTGGCCCCACAGGTATTGTTTCGTTTACCGTAATTGTATTATTATTTCTGTCTATTCCCGTTATTGTTCCCGATACTACTGGTGTACCTCCTTGTACTAAAGTATATATTACAGCTCCTATACTAACAATGTTTCCAATAGGTTGTGCTAATGTTACAACTCTTGCGGTTACTGGACCTGTAGGAGCAATACTAACTGCACCTAATCCGTTTGCATAACGTAAAGTGAAATCCGTCACACCTTCAAGATGTCTAACATAAGCAAACCATTCTCCTTCTTTTTGTTCAAAATGTATTTCATCTACATCACCCTGACTTAAATCAGTTAATAAGTTAGTGCAATCCCATGCTGCATTACTTTCAAATGAAAGAGTTTTAAATAACTTAATTGATAAAGTAGGCTCTGGATTAAATACACTGGTTATAGTAGAAGGAGCAGTCGTTCCTGATACATTATAATATTCATTACGATTAGTATTAGTGTTATGTCTGTATAGGTTTCCTTTTTTAAACGTATACAAATAAGCATTCATACCTATTATAAATTCAGGTAAGAAAGAATAGAACGAAGGCCAACCGTCATTCTCTGGTTTATATGTTAAAGTATATTGTTGTAAAGCCATATTGTTTTAATGTTATACTGATATACATGTTTGGTTATTACATTCTGCTCGTGATGTTATATTGTTCTGAGTACCCACTTGCATAATTCTAAATGTTCCTGTTTGTGTATTAGTGCTTGTTGCTGCATAAGCATACCAACCAGCTGTTAAACTACTTCCTGAAATTACATCACCTATTTGTACACCTGCATAAGCGTTATTACTGTTAACTCCTCTTTCGCTTCCAATTAAGTAATTATTATTACAGAATACATTACATGCGTTTCCAAGTGCACTTATAAAGAAAGTGACTGATGGTGGTGTACATGTACCTAATAATACTGCACCGTTTAAACCGATTGTCATATAGGTGTTAGTTCCACCATTTGTACTTACGTAATAAATACCAGCTGGTAAAAGTGAATTACCAGCAGCATCAAGATAAACTATATCTCCGTTTGCAGGAGCAGCACCTGAGCCATTATGATAATATGTTTGTCCCGTTGCAGGAGCAGGGCCTCCATCACATATTGGACTTATAGAACTTTGAAGAGTAGAAGCATTGAATGATGTGAAACCTCCTGTGTTTGTACAAGTACCTGAAGTAACAACTACTCCGTTTCTAACGCCAATTGCAGTAGTACTATTTATTATAATATATCTTAATGCAGATGTATCGTTAACATAAGTAGCTCCATTTGCATCAGTAAAAACAAAATTACCCACTTCTGGTAGTGAATTACTATCTTGTGTAAAAGGACTTGTATTACCTGTAGCATTTCGTGCATAAAAATATTGTGTAGTATTTGTTGTACAATCGGTTGTGTTTTGTAATGCAGAGCCATTAAATGCTGGTAGTTCTACAGGACATAAAAGTTCCCAGTCAAAAACAGTACCACCTAAAGGAGCAAAAACTTCTACTTCTATTGTAGTAACAGTAGGGTCCGTCTTTGGAACTATCATAGTAAATACAGGTGAAGGGTCTGTAGATGTGTCAGTTGCACAACCAACTTGATTAGTTGTTATTGTTACTTGTCGAGTGCCGCCTGAAAGCACATAAGAATTGTTTACTAAATTATATTCATCTATATTATTATATGTACCACATGTACTAAAATTATCATTCCCTACATACGTTGGTGTATGAGCTTGAGCAGGTTGTTGGTTAACACCTGCATAATCTACTGCATTAGAATTACAATCTACTAATACAACACCATTGTGATTATTTTTAGCGGTCATTCGATTAACAGGTACATTGTTATATGTGGCCACCATACCATCAGGTATAGCTGCGTTCATTTTAGAATATATATATACAGCCCCTGTGTTTGAACCTACATCTATTACTGCATTAAAATATCCTGCTTGGTTAAAATTAGCTTGGACTCCTGAACCACAAGGTACGGCACAAGAGTTACAAGATTGTGCATTCAAAAGAACACCATTAACTTGCTGTCTTACTATTCCATTTTGAGAATAGTATCCATCAGCAGACAATGTAGTTAGAGCTACATCATCATATATAGAAGTTGCATTCGCAAAATTTAAACCATCAAAATAATATACATTATAACTTGCAGCCATATTAACAACTTGTTTTTTCTATTACCATTCCTAAATTATTGACCCTAATATACTCATTTCCTGTTATTTTATAATAACCAGCTGGTAGATTATTAATACCATTACCTGGTGCATTACCTGCACATTGTGCATCTTCATAAACCAAATCATATAATTGTAATCCTGAAGCAGGTGTTCCAGAACTATAAAATTCTTGAGTCAACGGTTGTTGACAAGCAATAGCTGCTGAGGTTTGTCTTGTACTTGCATTGAATTTGAAACACGGTACAGTGCAATCACAACAAGCTTCAGTTGCTGACACATTAGAATAACATAAACTTTGTGCAGCTGTAAAATCTAAAAGTCATATACTAAGTATAAATACTGATTACCCGTTGGCAACGAAAATAGTTGGTGAGGTAACAGTCGCTTCTTGTATAGTTGTATTAGCAGGATTTGATACTTGTCCATTTGGTATTGTAGTGGCTTGACTCAATATAGATGACACGCCAGATAAGTCGTTTGCATATAATGTATTGCTTGATAAATATTTGAAATTATCATTTGGATATTTCCAATCATAATCATCCGTTGACATTTTGTGAACGCGCATGTTTAAACTTGCCCCATTATATGGATATACTCCTACAGAGCGCACACCTGTTTGACTTTGAAAAGAGCTAAATAAATTTGGATTAGAACCCATAGTTATTTGGTCGGTATCTATTGGACTTATCGTTTGTGAATCAGTCCATCCGTATTCTACATGAATTAATGAACCGCTATCAATACTTGAATTTATTACACATTTAAACACTGTTATAGTTAATGGAGTAACACAATTAGGTGATACTGTAAAACTTGCAGTTTGATTATTCTGAGGCGTAACAGTTACAGTGGCAGTAGTAGGTGTGTTTAAAGTTTTAGATACAGTCAAAGAACCTCCTGAAGATACAGACCCTGAACTTGTAACTACACCATTCCAATTTACATCGACCACTACAGTTCCTGAGCTTACCCCATAAACAACTGTAAAGTCACCTATAACAGTTCCAAAATACTATGGTGTAGGTTACCGCTGCTGAAGCATTAGTAGTATTAAATTGTGAACCACATTCATAAATTACTTCAGGCTGAGGTACCTTTTTATCATTTGTAGATAATACATACTCGTCCATATATGGGTCATATCCTCCTAATTTTTGAGTTCCTAAAGCTTGTTGGAATGTATCTCTAAACCATGAGCGCATACCTTTATCAGATATAACTTCTAACTGGTCGCTTGTAGAATTACCTACTAATCTTATAACACCTACTCTTTTAGTGTCAGTAAAATAATAACTATCTCCATACACAGCAAAACTTTCTGGGTTAAAACTAATACCGTATTCTTCTGTTCTGGCAATTTGAGTTCCTAATATTGTAGGTGAACTAACAATAGCACCTCCACCTGTTGAGTCGCTTATTAAATTTTTTGATGCAAGTACATAACTAATTTTATCTTCTTGTAGTGTTAGTATATCTGTTTCTCTTGCATATAATTTTTGTATTGGACCGAAGCTGGTTTCTAACTCTTTAAAGTTTGCAAGACCTAAGTTAAATTCGTTTAGATTATTAACTCCTGCATTACTACTAAACACTCCACTATAAGTTAAATCTGCAAACCTATGAGCTTCTTTAAAATCTTGTTCAGATACAGCTAATACTCTTTGCCCCATTGTTAAAGCTCTACCAGCTAAATCATCTTTAATTTTAAAACTTTCTACACCATTAGCAAACGTATAACAATCTATAAATGGTAAGGTTACTATAGCTGGCTGTGATGTTGTTTGGTCTTGGTCATTAGTGTCTCCCCCTGACATGTGTAAGTAATTACCAGTGGCATCTCTTACAACTGGATAAGATTCTGAAGCGTCATAAAAAATATCTGGATTTGCATCTACTGGTTCTGTTTCAAACACAATCATAGTATTTGCTCTTGTAACAATTATTTCACAACTTACAGATACATTTCTTCTTCTTGATACAGGCCATACACCAGCACATCCTTGTTTTTTAGTTTTAAATGCAAGACCTAATTTAGAATTTACATCACCAGGTGTGTCTTGAAGAAACTGAAAAAATACAGAGTCATCCCCCATAGCTGCGCCGCTGTTGTCGGTACATGTCACAAAATTAATTCCGCTTGAATAACTTCCGTATGCAGTTTTATAAATAGCTTCTATGTTTCCATCTGCTTGTATTTTTCCTGGAGAAGCATTAGCTGGGTTTATTTGGTCACCAACCCACCAACTTCTAAAGTCTGGATAATCGCTGGTAGAAAATAAAGTTTGCTCCCACTTCCATTCAAAACCTTCACACGCTGAACCTCTTGCGTCTCTTTTAACTCTCATCTTCACTTCAATAGTTGAGCCTGCAGGAATATCATAATTAGTTGTTACATTACTAGCTGAGTCTGTTGTAAACAAAGGATATATTACACCATGTTTACATGTCCCGTCATTACCTGTACCTGTTACTTTTTTTGTACCATTGTCTATTACTGCATCATCTGGAATATTAACATTAAAACCAGAAGGTTTTATTTCCATATACAAACCAGGTAATTGATTTGTACCTGTCCCCATACCTTGTGCATTAGCTAAAAAGTCTCTTGCTTGTGCTTCTACATTTAAAACTTTGGCTTTTACCACCTCTGTTATAGGACCACCAACATCAGTTTTTACTATTAAAGTATCACCTGTTTTAACTTTGTTTTGGTTATCACCTTCAAGTTTAAAATATGTAACTTGTGAAGTTTGAACAGTATAATAGAAATTAGAAAATATAGTTTCATAATTACCCTTACTTGGCTTTACTACAAACTTATATCTTTGCGCCCAAGATGGAGCATAGTTTTCTACGGTAGCTTTAATGCTATTAAGAGTTATACTGTTTGCAGTTGGAATACTAATAGTGTTAAAGTTAGAAGTTAAAACTGTAGAAGCTCTACCATACTCATCTAAGTAAACAATACCCGTAGCATAATCTCTATTACTGTGTAATGAACCTGCGTCTGCCACAGATGTAAATACTACATCAGCAGAGCTAACTCTAAAGTATTCATATAAATCTGTCTGATTTACAACTGGTGGGCCAGCTGACCCCGCACTTACATATTTCATTGCATTTACCTGTAGACCTATTATACTACTACCTGGTGTAGTAGATATAGGCCAACCTTGTAGTGCGGTTGAACTTGTCACCCCGCTTAATTGTTTTGTAAAAGTACATATCTGAGAAGGGACTTGTAGGTCAGTGTTAAACCTATCAGTTAAAGAACCTCCTTGAGATGAAGTTGCTAATGGTTGAAAGTTTACACCCTCTTGTGTTCCTATTGCATTTTGAAAATCAGGACCAATAGCAAAATCATAAACATTAGCATAATCTTGAGTCAAAATAATTTGTAGTTCAAATGTAACAGTTCCGTTAGAAAATAAATTGTTATCTAAAAAACATTGTTCTGCTGTTGTTCCACCTATTGATGAATGTTCTATTTGTATACTAAAGTTAACAGATGAGCCTTGTTTCAGCTGTGATGCAATTGAAGATAAATCTATATTTACTTTTGCATTAGTGGCTGTAACTGTATTGTTGGGGTCAATTGTATAGTTTACTCCATTAACAATATTAACAGAATCAATAGAGGTAAAATCAACATTTTCAGTAAACAACTCAGTGCTATAATTCATTGCAATCTTTTGGTCATTTTCATTGGTAATGTTATAACCATCTGTGTAGTTTCCATAGATAAGTCTATTACCCATTATAGTCAGAGCTTGTGCTTTTCTCGGAACATTATCATATAACCTTCCTAACTCATCAGTTCCTAATACAGAGTATATTTTACTATTGTTAAATTGAAAAGTGTGAATAGAATTATCAGCCCAGCCATTTTCTAACTTGTTAAATCTTTCTATTACATATACATTATTACCATTGGTATCCTTAAATAGTAAATCAACTTCTTTAACTCTTTCGCTACCAGTACTAAAAGAAACATTAACAGCGTTAAATCTGTTACTCATTCCTTCGTTATTGTAATTTTTTACGCTAAATTTAAAAGGACCAGTTGCAAAAGCTGGATTACTAAAAAGAGATATTGCACTATACTCGTTGTTAGAATATCTATATCTATATGCAAAACAAAGAAATCTATCATCAATATAATTTTCTGAACCAGGTAGTGTCAACCCTACAAAAGTAGGAGCTGGTAAAGGAATGTCAGCTGTAGGTGTTGTTCCAGGTATGAACTCATAGCCAGGTGGTTTTACTATAACAAGTATATCTTCTTCTACTATTTGGTCTACACCAGCTACTGGAAAATCATACGAATGAGTTACATTTATTTTTCTGGGTTCATTTTTATTGTCAGTAAAAAACAATAAGTCTTCTATTTTCTGCACACCTGTTATTAAAAACTCTGGGTCAAAAGCTAATACGTTAAATGTAATTACATGATATCTTAATGTATCATCATTAGTATTGTAAGATGCTATTAAATCAAGATTTGTTCCATTACCTGAATAGTTATTATCATGAACAAACCAGTATAGAGTTTCATTAGCACTATCTTCATAGGCACCTATACATACTGCGGTGGAAGAAAGTGGTACACCGTTAAAACCTAACGTTGTAAGCTGTGTGTTTCCTCTACTGTTTTCTACTGCACCAATTTCTGTGGTTTCTGTAGAACCGAGTCTTACGTTCATTGCATCAACGTATTCTCCTGGTGGAAGAAGTCTCTCATCCACGGACTTATTCATTCGTCCTTTAATAAAATTCGTGGTTACTATTGGCATACTACTTTATCCATTTATCCTGACCTCTTAAGTTCATTAAGAGACGACCAGGATGTATATTACTTAATCTTATTTTTGCATTTCTTAATAGAGAAGATTTATCTTTTCTTGCTCTATTAACAATGAATTCTTGTACTCCTAATCTGCTATTTAAAATGGCGTATTTAATATATGCGTAGATATATTCTTCAAATAATTTATTTACACTAACTCGCGCATCATTTCCACCTTCCATTCCATCAGATACATATTCTAATACAACAGATGCGTCACCACCTAACGAGCTAAAATTAATTACCCCTCCTCTTTTATCTATAGTAAATGTAGGATTTACATTAGCAGTTTCAGTGTTTAAACCAAACCTTGCACCAACAGAATAATCAAAATACCAGCAACCATCAACACATGTTCCTTCACAATTATGAAACATACTATTACTGTTTAAATAAATACCCACTCTACCTCTGCTTAAATCTACTTGTGAATCCTGTGGGCTTAAAGCATTACCGTCTTGGTCAAACAATATTCGGTCTTGATTATCTTGAAGATATGCTGAACTCCAATTAGTTTGTATATTTTCGCTCATTGGATACAATACTCCATTTCTAAATTGAGATATTCTTACCCAGTTAACATAATCAGATGGTAAAATAAATCTTGAGTTATTACCTACATCTAATTGTAATATTTTATTCTTTCATTGCATCGTAATTCAATTCTTGAATACCACGCTTAGCATGAAATAATATTTGAAACCTGTTAATATTGTTAATCAATTCATGATTACCTTGATACATCAACATAAAATTATTTACTATATCCTGTAAAGAAATATATTGATATGACCCCCAGTTAGCATCTTCAGGAGAGTTACCGTTGTTAGTGTAATATTGATATTGATTTATGTATGTCATCTTAGCTTGTTTCTTGTGTATCTGTTAATTCTTCTGTTTGTCCAAACTTATATACCGCATCTTCTCTGATTTCAATACCTATGTATTGACAAATCTTTGCCACTAAATTTGGCTCATCTGATGCAGGTAACTCGAAACTTTGATAATCTGCTGCAGCTGGATTAAATATAGGGTCTTGTCCAGATGTAGTTAAATAAGTCCAGTTAGGAGCTACAGGATATCTAATATACTGAGCTTGTATTGCCCCTCCTTGTATTATGGTATTAGGATATACTGATATATTATTACCTAAAACACCAGGAGTTACGTTAGAGCTTGCCCCACCTAAAACATACGCAGGGTATTGTGTAGTTGGGTAAGTTAAATTAGAACTTGTTAAATAAAATAATTTATTTTGATTAACTCTTTCAACTTCAGTTATATTGTATTGGTCATAAACACTGTATGTTTCACCTTGAATAAATATGTTTGCACTAATAACTAAAGTTGTATCATTAGTTATTGCTGTTATATAAGCAAATGTATTATCAGTAGTATTAGTTATTACATCACCTACTACAACAGAAGAAGTAAAAGTTTGGTTTGCATCTATAAGTTGGTTTACACCAGCACCAGTTGTTGTACCTGCTACCTTTAAAGTAGGGTAATAAAATATTTTATTTACTAAATAATAATCAGCTGGTAAATTGTAGAGGTTGTTTAAACCAGGGTTAGGTTGAGCTAAATATGCTGTTGCTGAAAAAGTATCTATAACTTCTTCTAAGTTTTTTATTACATCTGCATAACCCGTTCCTGAACTTCTTGCATTCTCTCTATTAATCCAGTTATTATATTGATAAAAGTAATCTTCAAATATATCCATTTGAGCTTGTAAACAATACAAGTTAAAATCTTGTGGAGAGATATAACCATAATTATTTTTATTAGCTATAGCCAAAACTGTATTTCGTACGGAGTTAATCATAAGATAATCTTTCTACAAATATAAGTAAAAAAAAAAGAGGCTTAAATGTTTAAGCCCCTTTCATAACTGATAGTTAGTGATTACTATGCAGACCACTCTTCTTCTATTTGAGCAATAGCTGTAACAGCATACTTAGGCTCAAGTACATAGAAAGGTCGTGTCCACGCAGTAGATAGTGCATCTTCCATAGCATCAACGATACTATTTAATTGCTCTTTAGTTTTAGCTGTATCAGTTGCTGTAGTAGCAGTGAGTTTTACACCTAACACCTCAGAAGCTCCAGAAGCACCATGGCCTTTTACATTGTAAAGAATTTTTACTTCTGTATCAGCCCCAATTTCAACTCCTAATATACTTTGTACAGGAATTAAATGGCTTGCATCACTTAAACTAATTTTGAAATACTTCAACATAGTTAAAAAATTTAAGGGTTAAACAATACCACAAATATACAAAACCTTATTTATCTTTTTTAAGTCTTTTAGATAACAACTTATATGTCTCTACACCATCATCACTTTGAAAATATGATGCTACAATATAGTAATGGTCTTCACCAAAAGGTACAGATAATAATTTGTTTTTGTTTTTAGGAAGATTAAAAAACACATCTTTACCATTGTTCTTTAAAATCAACCAAGTGTTATTAAAAAACTGTACTACATCACCATATAAATTTAACATAGGGTCATTTACAGTCTCTAAGAAATCTTCAGGATTACCTTTTGCATATAACAGTACGTCCCTTTTTAATTCAGAAGTTGTCAGTCTATCTGCTGCTCCTCCCATTAAAACTCTACTTACTGTAATTAACTCGTCTCCACTAAGACCTTTTGCAAGTATTTGTGCATCTAATCCCATTTCAACAAAAGCTAATTGTTGTGCAGCGTCCTTCTCATTATTTATTTCTTCAAACACTTTTCCATTTGATGGATGGTGATATAAAAACTTTTGAAGAGTTTGATTAGTTCTTGGTACAGACAACATGCCATCCTCAAACATTATTGGTTCTAATACTGCATTTCCATCTTGTTCGTCTTCAAACGGAGACTTTTGATTTCTTGCATAACGAAGAGGTCTATTGACTCCTTTCTCTTCATCAAACCATAATAGTGGGGACCTGTTAGTGTGTCTTGAAGCTAACATATAAGTTAGCGGTATTTGCCTCATTAATAATCTATAGGCTTTATCGGAATATTTATCTTTTACTTTTTTCATTGTATTTAAATTTAATTTGATTAATAAAAATATAAGGGGAGGAGTAACCCTCCCCTAATATTGGTTTACTTCTTATTAGTTTTGGAATAAGAAGAAGTTGTTTGCACCTAATACACAAACTGCTCTTTCAGATAAGAAATTAACTTCCATTGCATCTAAAGAAGAAGTTCTCGCACCACCAGCAGAACCAGTAATCCAAGTTTTATATCTTCTGTCTTCAGCTTCTGAAGCTCTATATCTTACATGTAAGAATGGTCTCTTAGCGTTTTTACCAAGTATTTGGTCATAAACTGAAGTAGAACCAGCTGGAACTAATAGTCCATTGATACCACCTGCTACTAATCCACCTCTCATAGTTGGGTCATTTAGGTATTTCCAGTCAGACTTATAAAAGTCATAACCTCTTCTAAATCCAGAGAATCCTAAGTTAAGTGCCATCTCTTCATCATTGTCAAATAGACCGTAAGACGTACCACCTGCTCCATAAGAGTTTTGTACAGCTAACATGTCATCAATGTCAAATGAAAAGTTTCTATTTACGAAAAGAACGTTCTCTTCGATTGCACCTTGCTTGTCTAATCTTTGAATGATAGAGTCAAAGTCCGCTAATGATGTTGGGTTACCACCACCATAAACGTTTCCTCTTGCTCCTACTTCAAAGAATACACCTTTAGAACCACTTAATCCAGCAACAGAGTTACCAGCACCAGATGCTTGTAGGTAATCACCTGCACCAGAAGCTGCTTCTGCTGGAACTGCTTCAACTAAAGCTGTTTCCATGTAGTCTTCAAATCTTAGTCTTGTGTCGTGCTCAGACTTTAGATACCATAAGTATCCGCTTACTCCGTCTTCTCCACTTACTTCAACCCAACCAATTTGAGCCATATCAGAACCTGATACAGAATACTTATCCTTAAGGATAATTGGTTTGTTGTCGAAGAAGAAATCGTCAGCTTCTAATGAGCCTTCCATTCCTGCAGTTCCTTTTGCAAATTCAGAACCATAAATGAAAACATCACATGCTACTGCATTCGCCATTGCTTGTCCAGCTGCTTCATAATAAGCTACTGTAAAAGTATTTGGGTTTGCATTAGTTGGTCCAGCTGTTACAATCGCTTTGTTTTGTAACGATGAACCTGGAGTGTTGTCTGAAATCATTACAGTTTGACCTACTCTAATAACGTTCTTAGCATCTCTCGCTGTGTTAGGGTTAGCTAACGCTGGATTGAAGTTAGTAATGTTATTTGGAATTGTCCAAACTGCACCTGCGTCTGTACCTGCAGCTGCTGCTGAAGTACATCCTTTGTATTTAATGTGTAGCCTTCCTTGCTCCGCCCATTTAATAAGGTCAGAGTTAGATGGCATCTCTGCTCCTACCATTCGTAGGAACGAGCTAATGCTTCTATTACCATATCTTTCAAATTCTTTCTCGTAAGTATCTGGTAGATACTGATTCAAGAAATCAAAATCTTTGATATAATTCGTTTCAACAGGCACCTGTTGAGCCGATGGTTGTAAGTCGAAGCCTGGGCTTGGGTTTACTGGCATAATCGTATAATTTTAATTTGTTAAACTTTTTTAATACTTCTAATTTTGAGCCCTCTACCACTTGAAGTATCGCCTACTGCTTTTATTTTCAAACTATTTTTCGTGCTAAGTTGCGGGGGCTCTACGAACATCCATATTGATATTCTTAGACTTTTTTGCTACATCATCTACTGTTGCAGCAACACCCTGCTCATAAAAGAACTGTGCAAACTTTTCTGGATTCATTGCTATTGACATAGCTTTATGGATATCCTTTGGCATCTTTCATAAGTCCATTCTCATCATTATATTTTGAGATGAAATTATTAAAATCCATTTGCTTGTTCTTCAATTCCTCAGCAGTACCTGGTTTATAGAGAATTGATTTATCGTCACCAACGCTAAATTCAAAACCTTTGAACTCATCGCTAAACACATTATTAGTGCGTTCCTCAAAATTCTTTCTCATAAGCTGTACGCTTTCCTTCTGCGTGCTAGATTGCTCTAACATTGTCTTGTAAGCATTAAGATTGTTTTCTTGTTCATCAGATAATCCACCCCCACTTGACTCAAGAGGAACTTTATATTTATCTTTCTGTTCTTTAAAAAACTTTCTCGCTTTAGCAAGTTCTCTTTTTTTAGCTAATTTCTTTTTCTTAATATCACGCTCTTCATCTTCTTCACTATCGTATCCGAATTTGTCGTCCATAATATCTTGAATATCTATAGCATCAAGACCTTCTTCTTGAACACTAATGTAATCAGCTAAAACAGAATCTTCGTCCATGTCATCGTAATTCTTTTGCAATTTGTAAAAGTCTTCGATACCACGGCCTGTTTCTTTCTTATAATCAAAATATAACTTAACATCTTCAGGTAAATCAGGATTTGATTCTTTCGTTTCAAATAATTCTTCAACTGAGTTGATGTCTTTATTATATCTGTCTTTAATAAAATTAAGAACATTTTCGTCACTTAACTCTGACGAGGGAGTTTTATCTTCAATAGGTGGAGTCTCCTCTACCTTTGTTTCCTTTTCTACTGCTGATGCTTCTACCTTTTCAGGTTTCTCATCAACTGGTTCGCTACCTTGTTGAGCATTATGCTTTTGTAACAATTGCTCTTCTATTTCGGCTTTTGATTTTTGAGTGTTGCCTTCCACTGCTTTTACTTGTATTTTCATTAGATTAAATTTTTAACAAAATTAAACAATAATTTTAAACCTTTTTTAGGCGTTATTTAGGTGGTTATAAAGGTCTTGTCCCAACCTTTCACCTATTTCTTTATCTGATTTATAATGCACTCTTGCTACTATTCTACTGTTAGAAACATGTGCTGCTACATCTGTAAATTCTTTTTTCATTTCAGGATACATGTCTGATAAAACCAAAGCTATCAGTTTGCTTTGAGCAGAATGTCCTGATGGAAATGCAGGTGTTTGTGCACTACTCATCTTGTGATACAATAAATCAATACCGAATTTTTTAGCTAATTCATTTGGCCTTGGTCTATCGTGATAATTTTTTATACGCAGTATTACAGGGTTAGATTTTAGCTATTAAAGTATTTACTAAATCAGAAGGATATTTTCTTTTTCTGTTTACGAAGAGTTGTTTAAAACGCTGCTTGAATATTATCATATTTGTCAGTATAAGGAACATCCATTTTCTGAACTTGTAATGATTTTATTTCATTTAAAGTTTTCATACTCCTTTCAGACGGGTATTTTATATGCTTGTATTTAGTGATGTTAAAGTCATCAAACATAAAAACTTATTTAGGTCCAAACTCTGCTAAATCAAAACCATCCAAAGAATCTTCGTTTGATTCAAATTTTACTGCTGGTAGATTTCTTTTTCTTTGTTCAATAAGTTTTGATTGTTGAGTGTTGGCTTGGCTAATTCTATCTGCTTTACCTTTTTCTCTTGCCTTTTCTCTGTCGTCTATTTGAGATTGCTCTATACCTTTAAGTTGCATATTGTAAGCAAACTCAGTTTCCATTAGTTGCGATTTTAACATAGCTTCATTCTTCATCTTCTCTATTTCCATTGCAATCTCAGCTTGTTTGATTTGCATTTTAGATTGAGTTTCTAATTGAATTCTTTGCTGTTCTTGTTGAGCAGCCATCATCGCTTGTTGTTGTGCCATTTCAGCCTGAGCAGCTTGCTGCATTTGCCCTTGCTGCTGTTCCATTTGAGCTTTCTTTTTACGTTTAGTTTTTAGTAATTGATTAGCTAATTTAAGATTATGTATCTCTCTAATATCTAAAGCATCTTCTAAATTAATGTCTTGTTTAGATAAAGCCATTTGTATATTAGCTTCTAACATAGCTCTTTCTTCTTCATCAGGAGCTAACTCTAAAAATATACCAAAACTATAAAGATATAAGTTTTTAATATCTTGAAGTAAGTTTAAATTATACTTACCTATCTGCATAGCAAACTGGTCTTTAAACTCAGAGTATTCTAAAACATCAGCTGTTCTTAACACTATGCCTTCTGCTAATCTTCTTGTTATATATAGACTTGCGTTTAATATATGTCTTGTAGCTGTATTAGAATTTAAAGCTGCTAATTTTTGAACACCAACTAATGCGTCTGGATTAGGAGTAGAACCATCACGAGCTTCATTTAAACCTGTTACAGTTCTTATCATATCTAAGTAATGATTGTAATTAGCAATAAGCATTTGCATTTTTGCTCCACCACTATTAGAAGTTAATTGAGTTATAGGAACTTTAGCGTTATTGAATTCACCATCTTGAGTGAAACTTCTACCAACTACACTACCAGTTTGAAAATAAAGCCTTAGAGCATCTTCAGGACTATAAGCATTACCTGTACCCAAATCAACTTCATTAAGTCCGTCAGCATCTATAAAAACACCATCTGGAACCATTCTGGATATTACTTGTTGTAACTTTAAATGAGTAACTTGAATTAAATCAGCAAAAGGAATCATTCTTCTAACTAAAGATTCATACATTCCTTTATATAATCTTGGAGCACAAGCTACATAATTAGGTAAAGCGTTTTGACTTGCAGCTTTTGGTCTAACCATATTTTCTGCAAGCTCCCATTTTAATAAAATGTTTGTACCCATTACCATTATTCCATCATACCATACTTCAATTTTTTTAGTAACCTTTTTAAACTTTCCTTCAGCCATCATTTCTTCAGGTGGGTTGAAACTATCATCTTTCTCAACCACTTTGAATGTACCATCAGACATTTCTTTTTTCTTATAAACAAAAGTATGAGTGGTCTTGTAGTTAAAATAAAGTAAAGTACAAGTATCTCTATAGAATAAAGAGTTCTCATAGTACTGTGCATTGTTATAATAATTATACCAAGATTGACTATATTTAGCAATCTCCTCCATATCTTCGTTAGTAATATCAGGATTTATTTTTACAAGCTCAGCCATAGGTATGGTCTTTAGCTCACCCCAATAAAAACAATCTTTAAAATAAGGGTCTTCAGTATAACTATATACTACATTAGCAGGGTCAACATAATTAAGTTCTATACCTTGTCCTGGTAAAAACTGATGTTTAGTCATACCAACACCTATAGTCATTATATCATAATCAACTCTTTTACGAATATCTTTATAATGGTTTTGATTTAATACAGTATCAATAGCTTCTTCTGCTGCAATTTCTACAGCAGGTTTATATTTCATTTGCATGTACAATTCCAGTTCTTCATCGTTTTCTGGAAGTTCTTCTTCGTTTGTTTGAAAAACATTTAAATCAAAATCTTCTTCAATTTGTTGAAAGAGTGGTCGAGCAACCATTTCTCCTTCTATCTTTTTTTGGAATGAATCTCTTTTTTCTGCAGACATTGCGTCTTCTGCAAACGCATTAATTTTAAACAACCTATCGTTTAAACCATTTACAACTATGTCTACAAATTTAGGAATAATAGGAACAGGTGTCCAGTCTAAGTTTAAATAAGACAAATCTCCATCAATAGCTATTTCGTTTTTATACTTCTGAACTGATTGTTCACCACGAGCATATAAACGTAATCTATTAAACTCTCCCCATTGATTTAAATATCTACAGGAACCATTATCTTTTCTAAACCACTCGTATTGAATAGCCTGTCCTACTTGCAGTCCGTACTCTAAAGTATCCTTTTGAGCGTCAGAAGCAAACTCATCTGGAAACGCAGCTGCTTTTAAGTTAATTTCTACTTGTTTCATTTATTAATAATTCGACTAACTTTTTCGCTGTTGTTATATCTTGCAAAGTTAATGCTAATTTTTGTTTTTTCTTTAGTCGGTGTATATAAGTGTTTTTGATTAGCCATTATAGCTAAACCAGAACTTATTGAGGCATCAAACTTAGTTCTATTACTTATATCAAACTTAGCCCAATCCTCTAATGTTCTTTGAAAATACATGTCACCCATGTCACCCTCAATCCTATGCACGCCTTCTGAATCAATTCCTATATATTTTTCAATATAAGATTCTATTGCAGACGCGTGTGATTGTTTAACGTCCTCTGATGTATTTGGTATACCTCCTAACTCTCTTTCTGTTTTAGAAAGTTTATTAAAAGTTTTATCAGGTCTGTTTAAACAAAACCCTCTATACCCTCTATTTTTAAAATGGTAAAGGAGTCGAGGTTTATTATTTTCACATAATATAGGCATGCCATAAAAAACACATGCCATTAATACTTCCTCAAAAAATATTTCTGCTGTTTGTGGTCGGGCTATGTATTCTAAAAGAAATGGTTACTTGGTATTTCCTCCATACTAAATTTTGTCAAACCATGTAAAGAACCATTTGAACCTTTACCTACCACGACACCAGATATATCATAAGAGTCGCAACCAAATGTACCTAAATGTTCGTTACCAGGAAGGAATCTTCCATTCTTTCTAATAACATTATTTTGAAGTGAGCGTTTAGGTATGTAAGTTACAAAAAATCTTCCTCTTTTGTTTGGAGTCCAAACTACCTTAGTGTCTTTTATTCCATTCTCCCAACTAAATGAACCTTGAGTTATAAAATGTTCTTTTATAATACTATCATTATAGTCTATTTGTTGATATATCTTTGTTAGATTAAATATAGATTGTTTACTTTCATCTCTAAAAGCATGTGATTCTGAACGAGGAAACTGACGGTAATATTCATTTAGAGCATCAGGGTCATGTTTTAAAGAAACAACTTCGTTTTCCCAATAGTTAACTGCTCCTTGATATATGTATTCATTATCAATACCTACCACTTCTTGCTTAGGATTTTCTAATACAGGCATTCCATATCTGTCAATAAACCCCTCCATATTCCATTCCATTGGAACAAACAAAGAATAAAGTCCACTTTTTGTTTGACCATTTGCATTTCTAACTTCGCAGTTAGAATCATTGTATAAGTTTTTAAAATTTCTACCACCTTTATCTAATGCGTTTGAAGTAGAACCCATCATACATTTACCAATAACCTTACTCCCTAATCTCAAACATGTTTTAGTGACACGCCAATTGTTTAAAATATTTTCTGGTTTCTCCCACTTACCACTTTCATCATGTATTAGTAGTTGTAGTTTTTCTCCATCATAACTATTATCAGAAGTATTTTTCCAATCTATTGTTGTATCTAATCCCTCTAATACTTCTTCTTCTACATTAAAACATTATTTTTTTTAGTAATTCTTAGAAGCAGGAACACGATAAGCTAATTCTGTTTTTGGTTTATCCATACCATCTTGTATAGGTTTAAAAAAGAAAGGATAGTTGTTAGAAATAGGAACTATTTTATCTGTAAACATTTTTTTCGCATCACTACCTGTTTTAGATAATATACCTATTCTGGCATTTTTAGTAATAGTACCAGTATTTACTCCTTCACAAGAACTCATAAAAGAAAAACCTGAACGCCTAATTTTTAAATAACACATTCCAAAACTTCTTTTATCTGCTTTACATGCTTCCCAGAATAAATAAAATATTCTATTAGCTTCTCTAAAATCTGGATGACCTACATCTATTTTAGTCCACTGTAAATACATATAATGAGTACCTGTGATATATGTAGACACACCATTATTCATAAACCAAAAACCTTGTTCTCTTCTATTAAACTCTTCTTCTATATAATCTATCCATTGATTTTTAAAATTAGAAGGAGCTTCATGCCATTGAAATATAGTAGATATTCTTTTTAATACTGTAGGTATTTCTTTTACTTCCCAGTACTGTTCATCTTTTTTTTCAGAGCGTTTAAACACTGTCTTGGGTGCAGCGGGTAATGCTATTCTTAAACCAGATACATGAATGATTTCACCAATAGTTCCATCTTTTGATATAACAATTATATCATATTTTTCATTATACCCATACATCCATGTTCTTGCCTTATTTTTACGAGACAATATATTAGAAGGGACTAAACCCTTACATAAATCATAAATGTTATTTTGAGTTCCTTTCTGCAAAGCCTTTAGGTAAATTATTGGTTTTTATTTCTCTTCCATCCAGTTTATCTCTCTCTTCATCTATTCTTTTTAAAATTTCAAAAGCATCAAATATGGCAAGCTTTTTGGTAGCAGCTGCATTCTTTAATCTATCAGCTGCTAATTCATCATCGGGGTCTGGCTTAATAATCTTTTCTTTTGCCACATCTATTAATTCTTTAACTGCTTTTTCACCAGCATTTATAATTTCTAATTTAATTGCTTTTGTGTCCATTCTTTAAAGTTATATTACTTGTATACATACGATAAAGCTTTTCATCGTCTATATTAAATTCATATTCACTATTAGGTTGAAATGATATTCTATCACCAGGATAAATATTTAGTTTCTCTAATTGTTTGTTGCCATATTTAAGTATACCCCACAATGGTTCTTCTTCTTCTGAAACATCTATGTATTTTTTTTCAATAGGTATAGGTTTTACAAAACAATACTTGTCATGACTATGCCACTTATTATCTTGTTTATACATATAAAATTGAAAGTCATCGACTAAAAATAAATCATCAATCAACCAACTTCTTCCACTTTTTTGCCTACCATAAATATCGTTATAATATTTAAATACATTATGATGTACTACAAGAGTATCTCCCTTTTTAATATTTCCATTATAATTTATAGGTGTATTTATTACTGTAGCGAATCGAGTTGAAACTGTATGGTCCTCTTCTGATGTACTGGTGAAAAACTTTTTATCACCATAATATTTTTATATTATCGTAACGCCTATCATTATAAGGTTTTACTATAAAACAAAAAGGTGATTGCATTAAAAATGAATATTAAATTCTAAAGATATAGGTAAGGTGTTTTTAAATTCTTTCCAAAGCAAGACTTCGTCTCCTTTTATTATCCAAATTTTATAAGAATCGTGAGCGTGGTCATGTTGAATTAAATGTATTTGGTATTTACCACCTAATACATCTTGACCTGTTATATAGTGCATAGCTCCAGACTTGTAGTCTGCTCCTATGGAAATCTTTCTTATGTCCATTTAATTTAATTTAAAAAGTTGGACCTACATCTAATACTCTGTATAGAATATTAAAGTATGCCGTGCCATTACCTGTAGATACAGTTTGACCTGTTTGCGCTTCCATTACTAAACCAGCATTTTCAGGAGTATTATAAAATGTTCCCAGCCCACTACCTAAATGTAAGACAGTGTCTGTCGACATGTTGAAACCTGGATAGCTACCACCACTTGGTACTACAGTAATTCCAGTTGCAGAACCATCTATTAATATGTTGTGAGATAAATTAAAATTATAAGCTACACTCCCTGCATCCATGTAAAACATTATCTCTAATATGTTTAATACTTTACCCACTCCTGGAGCAGGCACTAAAGTTACTGGAGTTGATGGAGATGCTAATAATGAAGCTGAATTAACAACAGTGTGTTGAGTCCTAATATCTGATGTAATAATAGATTGTATTTGACTAAGCGTTGCTGTTTTAGTTTTTAACTCATTTTCTGCATCAGTTAATACTAAATAGTCTGCTGAATCTATATTCGTTCCGATATTCGGATACGCACTGGTATTACTTATTTTCGCCATTTTCTACTGGTGTTTCTGGGTCTTTAACTTCTCCAGTTCTTAAATCAATTACAGCGTTTTCACCGTATTCTTTAATTAATTCTTTTTCTAAATCACTAAACTGTTCTTGAATTGCATCAACTGCTGGAACAGTATTAAATAAACCTATTACGGTGTCAGCAATTTTAATTTTAGCTTGTAAAAACTTTTGATTTAATTCCTGAACTTTTTTTAATTCTTCGTCTTTTAATTTTTTGTTTGCCATTATATTAAATTTAATTTGTTAAACATTATACAAATATAGGTATTTTATTTTTGATTATGGTGGAGAAACAGGTGTCCCAATGACAGTGCTTATATCACCACTTGCTACATCTATAACATTCTGTATATTAGTATTTACCACATCTATTACATCTTCACTATATCCAGTCTCATAAGTTATGACTAAGCGAATAGGGTAAGTGGTATTTTTCATTCTTGCACCTGAAAATCGCGTTACGCCTAATGGAGGTGTTGAGCCATTATAATCATAAGTACTATTAATAAGAGCTACATTTAAATAACCATTAGAGTTCATATCAGTTACACCAGCATTATTAATAGTAAACTGATTAGGGGATGAGGTGCTGGTACTCCATGCAGCAATAGAACTTTGAGAATAGGCTGAAGAAAAATCTAAATCATTATAGTTAGAAGTACTCATTGTTGTTGTACTACCATTTCCTCCCCATGCTGAAGATTTAACAATAAAAGCTCCACTTGAAGACGCTGAATAACCATATATTTGTAGTGTAGCCGCAGTTATAGTTCCTGGAACAGATGATACGTCAAAAAATAAAAATGTCCTATATATACTTCCAGAATAACCACTTCTACCAGAGGCGTAACTGGCCCTAATCGCTTGAGAGTTAGAATTTGAAGATGTAAAAGTAGTGGGTGTAGTACCAGTACTTGCGTTTCTTACATTGGTAAGCCACCCATTTAATCCAATATTAAACTGAAAGTTTCCTACCCTTCCTTGTAAACCTGCGGTGACATTTGTTGTTGGCATAATTAATACTGTTTTTGTGGAAGATAATACACATTTTTAATATAATAATTATTTTCTGGTGGAGTTATATCGACATGCTCATAAACGACATCTTCGATTCCGAAACTATTTGCAGCTTCAGTTTTACCATTCCACCATGTTGCAACACCACCTTCTTTTACCAAACTTGGTAAGTGTCCTCCAAAAGACTCTACATCTACATCACCATAGGTGTCATAAAATACACCATCATATTCTGATAACTCTGAAAGCTTATCTATCCAAGAGCCTTCAATAATTGTTACATTGCTTTTTCCTGCAGCCCATTGCTTTGCTTTTTCTATAATCTGTGGATGATTTTCAACGATAGTATGTGAAGCTGGATTGTTTTGTTGAATGTAGTTTGCACTTATACCCATACCAAAACCAATCTCTAATATATCCCCTCCATTGCTACATACATAATCTGCATNNTTTTTCATAAGGCTATCTTCCCAATCCATCATAACCTGCTGCTCTTCATTAGCCTCATCTATGAAGTAAATTTTATTTTCTTCAAATATTAATGTGTTATCAATATAGTTCATACTTAGTTATTTTGTACCCAAGTGTTGTCAGGGCAAAAGTAAATATTATTAGTATCAACTGCATAACCCACTACTCTTGCGTAAGAGTTTGTAGCTGAAGGCGTTGTAGTTGTTAGAGTACCCGCAGTAGAGTGAATATATAATGGAGAACCTATAGTAAATCCATGTGATGCTTTTGTAAACACACCTTGCAATAACATACCATTACTTGAACTTGTTCCAGTTGCTACACCTAACATTTTTTTGCTATTTATACTGGTATTAGCCACAGCACTCCAAGTTGTGCCTGAATTTAAACAATAAACTAATCCCGCAGTTACAGATGAAGTACCTAATTTAATTATATTACCATTTGCAAGTCCCGTACTTGAGCCGCCATGATTATACAGAATATGGGTATCATTCCCCATGGTAACAGTTCCAGTAGTAGGAAAAAAGACATCATCAGATTGTAAATGAATTTCTGAGTCTAATAGCTTTATATTGGTAGCAGCCATTACATTCAGATTTATTTGCTCAACTGCGTCATTTTCATCAGCATCACCCAATGAAAAAACACTACCACTAAGTTTAATATTTGAGTTAACAAGGCCACCATCCATATATATCTCACCACCTCCTACACTTAAATCACCACTCATAGATAATGTATTAGTAGATGAGTTATATGTAAATCCACTATCAGAAGTTAAAGCTGAAGAAGTATTCCAAAAAGCAACTCTGGCGCTTGCACCTGTACCAGTTACAGTACCTGTATTGGATGTATAACCTTGTCCATTAGTCAGCTGACTATTACTAGTAATATCATTTGTTATAGTAACAGTACCTGCGCTTTCTGTTGTACTTATATTTGTTCCTCCTGCAATTGTTGCTGTATTGCCATTGCTTATTGTTGTAGTGCCTGAGTCTCC